GTAGATATTGTTCGCCGGAATCTCTCTCTCAACCCCTTTGGAATCCTCAAAAGACACAAGAGCGTGGGGGTCATTCGCGAACTCAGGGACATCCCAGAGCTCCATTTTCTCTCGCAAGTCATCGTTATCGACAGGCGCGTAGAACCACTCCCCACCGCTCGCAAAGAACTCGCCCGGGACTACGGAGACATCAGGCTCATAGCCCCTGCCATAGACATCTCCCGACAGACTCATGATGTTAGACTCAATGCAGGTCAAGTTCGCCCACGCATATTGGTGCTGAATTGTTTTCGCGACGTCCACTGACCACCATTGCATCCCCTCCGGAGTGTCGAAGGTCACGGGGCCTCCTGCCCGTTGGAAGTCACACGTCCAGCCGGGAGGCATCCCCAAGGGGACGTACACCGTACATTCATTCAAGAGGATATAGGGCGCCCTGTGGCTCTCGAGGCCGAGGAAGAGTTCCGGGCCAGTCACTAACACTGGCGTTTTTGGTGCGAACGCCCTCTCTACCTCCGCGTCCGCGAGCAACCTGACGTACTCTTCGAGAGTCACCCCGTTAATCCATATCCGGGGAGCCTCGAAGGGGGAGTCTGGGATGTCGAACACGCGCTGAATATCCCGGCGGAGCTGCTTGATTAAGTTCACCGTGTAGTCATACGCGAACTCGTGTCTGACTGCGAAAAACCTCTCCGAAGCTCGGAAGGGAATCCCTTGGAACTCAGGGAACACCCCCGCAATCGCGATTAGGTATCCGGTGGGCAGGGCGGGATACTTCCCTGAGGGGAGTAAGTTGACTCTCCCCGTATGTGCGTTCGGCTGCTGGGTCACGGAGTAGTCCACCCCGTGAGACAGCATCTCCGCTTCCGCCCGGGGTGCATCTTCTTTCACCCACACTGCTACGAACTCGGGAGACCCAAACGCCCTGAAGTTGAAAGTGAACTGAGAGACGGTCCCATTCCCTTCAAAAGGGCCCGCTAACAGTTCCGAATCCGCGAGAATAGTCATCTATATTTCCTCAAGAGTTTTGCAGAGAATAGCAACTATTCTCCGCGTTTTCCATATGCCAGTCCTTGGAATGTCATCTCTTCCCCTTCCTCCAGCACGTCGTAAAGGTGGAAGATTGAAGCTGTCGCTTGGGAGCCCCCGGGGATATGGGCCACCGCCATTGCTGCTCTCATCAATCCTTTCACTTCTCCTCGGGTCATGGGCTTCGGGTCTTCAGAGAAAATCTGGCGACCCCCAGCAAGTATGCCATCGAGACCGTCAGAGACTATCCCTTCGATAGGGGACAGTCGGTACTCGTACCCAGAGCCCAGCGAGGACGATATGTCCCTGACGCCGGGGATGCTTGCGAGAGGGAACAAGCCCATGTAAAGCGCTAGTCTCGCGGCCCACTCACCCGCCTCCTCATCTTCTTCGGGCATGAAGTCCCCCATTATCCAAAGGTCGAGAAGAGCAGGGAGGGAAATGACGAACGCCAACTTCGCCGCAGTCGCCACCATAGAGTAGTAGCCGAGGCGCTGGCCTTCTCGAATGTCACGAACTTGGTTCCAAAGCGCTGAGAAGTAGGACATGAACATTGTCAGACTCCGATGCACCGGATTATTACTCCTCATGAGCGCTGCGGTGTCTGCTAATCTTGCCGTACCCTGAGTCATCTCTACCGCAGCATCGGCGTATCGGAACGCCTTCGCCTCGTCGCCTGAGGCTTTCAACTCCTTGAAATACGCGCCGTACCAAGTAGGAAGGCTGAGCGCGTACAAGTCAATCAGCCCGATATGGAGGAGGGCTACATCTCTGACGGGGTCCAATACTCTTTTCTTGCCTCTCTGCGCTGCGGACTGGATAGTCTTCGCTACCTCTCGGTCGAAGCTCTCCACCCTGTGAGGGAGGATTTTAGAGTTAGCCATCGCCCACTCAATCCCGCTCTGTATGCCATCTGGGCTACGGAACATAGCACCAATTCCCTGAAGGATGTTCCCCCACCCAACTTCCGCGGCAGAGTTGGCGAATCCCGGTAACTGTCTCAGACCTGTGGAAATCTTGAACCCCATGTACGTTAGCGTGGCCCCTGTGGTGAGATGCTGAACCACGGCATCCAAGAAAGTTTTCATGGGTGCTTCCTGTCCTTGCTTGGCGATGTCCCTGAGCCAAGGCATCAACTGTTCCGCCTCTTCGGGGCCAATCCTCTCTCGCAGCGTCTTCATGACCTTGGGGTCGCGAATGAGTCTATTGGTCTGCCTCACCGCATCGTGGTGGGTGATGAAGTGAATCGTCTCGCCGAAGTGAGAACTCACCACGTCTAGGCTCAGACGAATGGGCGCGTAGAACCCAGTCCGAGTCTCAGTAGCACTGGCCACCACTGACGCCTGAATCCCGCCCGGCGTAAACCAAGAGTCAGCCATCGCGTCTGCCCGCTCTTGGAAGTCAGCCGCCTTTCGGGAGCGAACGGAATCGTACTTAACCGGGTAGTACCCTCCTCGGAATTCCCCGAACTCAGTGGTCACGGGGGAGGCTTCCACACGCGGAGGGCGGAGACCGGTCGTCTTCTGGTGCACGTCTGCGAGGGCAGGGTACAAGAGCTCCATTTGGTCCCAGATTAGCTGCACCAGTTCCCAGTCACTTTTAGTCATCTTACTCAGAACCGCGCGGAGCTTGGGGTTTTCTAGTGAGATTGAGTCGGGGTTGTCCGGGTGGGCCCATCCTTCGCCAAGGAGGAGCTTCCTCAGGTTACCTTCGTTCCCTACGTTCAGCGCTACCGCCAGAATCTGATGACCATAAAGGCTCTCTTTAATCTCAGGAATGTAGTGCAGTTTCTGGTGTCGAGCGTGGTCTTCCTTGGTTCGGTTCCTGAGCGCGTTCACCACCGGCTCGCCGACTGCCTTGTAAAGCCTTTGAGAGCGGTCCCACGCATCGGTGAATGGCTGCATGAATACCTCATGAGAGAATCCTGCGTCCTCCCCCATGTCCAGTTTCTTAGTGAGCCACGACATCTTCGTCATCTGCGCCATCCCCCAAGCGACTTTCCTCCGCACCCCAGTTCTCCTCTCCACTGTCTCTCGGAGGGAGTCCTCGTGTACCTTGGGGAGTCGTTCCCATGCGGACGTGAGACGGTCCACCACTGCTTCATGGGCCATGGTCTCTTCCGCCAACTTGACTTTGTTGCTGTAGCGAGCCACGTGTTCTATGTTCTTGATGGAGTCTCTCACCCCCTCGAGTACCTCGAACGGGACATCCTTCCAGTGAGTTACGTAGGACGAGTCGAGGGCTTCAGGGGATAAGGCTAGAGCGTCCCCGTAGGTCGACATCCTCTCCTCAGCCCACATCGCTATCTGCTGGTTCTTCGCCTCCACCTGCGCCATCGTCGCGGTCTTCCTTAGTTCGAATCTGCTAAGGAGAGAATCAATCTGCTCTAGGTGGCCGCCTCCGCTCTTGGCAATCTCGCGGCGAAGAGAAGTCTTTCCGAAACGAGAGGACCACGCACGGATGTTCTCGATTCCCGCCCGTGCCTTTTCCGCCTCTGCGGCCATGTAGTGGGCTAGGAGCTGCTTAGTGAGGGCCGTCGCCTCCGCCTCTCTGTCACCCCGAGCGTGCGCCTGACCTGCCTCTCGGGCAGCACGGACTTCCGCTCTTCGGTACGCCATAGGTTTGATTTCTCGGAAACTCATCCCGCCAATCTTCTTCCTCGCCATCTCTCTCATCTGGCGCCGGGTCTCCACCGCTTGGCTCCTGCGGAGGGATGAAAGCCTCTTCAGAAGAACCTCAGCCGCCATCTCATCGGCGAGGATAGTCTCTGCCATTGAGGTCAAGGTTCCGTCAGAGATGGGGTCCCCGTGCCTCTCCTTGAGAATTGCTTCCGCTTCTTCCCTCAGCATGGTTTTCTCACTGGGGGAGTCAATGATGTCACGAAGCATTTCTTCGCCAGAAGTATACCCTAGGGCTCGGGCCGCCACGTCGGGGTCCACTCCCTCGCCCCCCGTTTTGGTCATCCCTCGCAATGCGGTGGGGATAGCGATGTACTCGGTGCCCGTCTTGGAAGTTTTCAGCTCCCCCACCATCGCCCTGACCGCCGCTCTGTCTAGGGGGAGGGTGTCAGAGAGCGCTCTTCTGGCAGCGTTCACCGGGAGCTGTTCAATCTGCGGGCGAATCTCATCTTCAATATCGGACAGCTGCCCCTTGCGCTCCGCGTCAATCATCCTGCGCAAGGAGTTCATCACCCTCGCTCTCAACTTCTCTTTCGCCGAAAGAACCGCGCTCTCTTCCGAGGCTTTTCGTTCTCTCGCTTCCGGAGTGTCGAGGTCCCCAAGCAAACCCTCATGCTCTTCGGCGAGTTTCCTCGCTCGCAAAGTAGCTTCAATCTCTTCGTCAGAGGCCAGTAGCCTGTCGAAAACCCCTCTCACGGTGTCGTCGATTGGGGTGTCTAGGGCACCGACCTCTTTGTAAACCTGCATCATCCATGAGGAGATTTTTCTAAAAGGCTCTCTCAGCTCTGCGCTAGGAGAGACCCCCTCCATCAAGTATGCCTCGAATGCTCGCGCGATGAGTTCGTGCCTCGCCACATACATGGCAGAGTCCACCGCTGCGTCGCCGGAGGTTCCCTCTAGGAGGTACCGTCTGAAATCTTCGGGTGAGACCTCCCCTTTTGAGCTTCTCTTTTTACTCTGACGGAGCCTCGCCGTCATCAGTTCTTGCTGTTGGACGTTCGAGGGGGACATCGCAGAGTTATCCCATATCACGAAATTAGTCTCCCCTGATACCGGGCTTGTGAACTCCGCCCCGGGAATCCCCATCCCCATGAGGAACTCAGATGCCTGCTGTCTTCCTCCAAGCTTCAACGCCATGTAGCTGTAGAGCTCGCCCGCATCCATCTCGCTGGGCTGCTTCACCAAGTCTCCCTGCACGGCTTCCGCTCCTTCCGCGAGTTCGAGGAACCTTAGCTGAGCTTCGAGGACCTCCACGCGGGAGGGGTCACCGTCTTCTTTCGCCCACGCAATGCGACGTCTCTGCTCTGCCTGTGCCTCCTCTCGGCCTAGGTTCGCCAGCAGCTCTGCCGCACGGAAGTAAGGACTGTCGCTGCCGATGAGCTCTCCGTCCACTTGATACCCTTTGACCGGCTTACGAGGGGCAAAGAGGTCGTAGACAGTAAGTAGCCTCTCCCTGGCCCAGTCGGGCTGCTCGCTCACTGGAAGGTCTTCCTGAATCAGAAGGCTCGACTCTGGAACTTCGGCTACAGTGACTTCGCCTTTCCCTTCCTTGGCTTTCGCAGCTTCTCGGTACCACTCCGCCATGGATTCTGTCTTGGTGAAGTACACCCCCCAGTGATTCCCTCCTCCGAAGCCTTCTCCTGAGGAAGCGGCTTCAACCGAGAACTCCATGAGAATCTTAGAAGAGGCATGGAACGCTCTCTGGTTCAGCTCAGGGTCCGCCAGTTCTGCCAAGATACTATTGGTCTCCGAGGCTCCCGCCTCCGCATTATCCACCAGCCACTTAGTGACTCTCAGGTCAATGTCTGACCCGCGGGATTCTCCCTCGAGCATGAAGTGGGCGAATTCGTGCAAGAACGTGGTGAGGTTAGCCGCGTCCGTGAGACGGATGATGTTGTTCTCGGGCTCGTAGTATCCCCGGATTTCAGCTGAGTCTGCCCTTTGGAAAAAGAATCCAGACGCAAGGATTGACTCTTTAGCTCTTTCCGTGATTCGGAAAGACGCTCTCCCTTCCCCGCTTTCGGTGAAGAACACGGACTCTTCCGCTCCTAGTCCTTTGAGCCACGCCTTGACTTCCGAGGGGGCGTCAGCGCTTACAATGGCGTCCACACCCTCGACTACCGCGCGGACTGCGACACTTCTCGCAGCAGAGATACTGGTCATTGGGGCTTCCATTCCGACGGTCTCACTCGTGACGTCCGTTACTAAAGTTACTTCTGCCTCCGAGAGAGTCACAGAGTCAGTCACCGCCGCCAAGACTTCCTCCCTCGTCACCGGGGTTCTTACGCCCCTGAACACTGAGCGGAGGCCGGTCCATCTGAGCTCTGCGTCAGTCAGCTCTCCCGCCTCGACCTTCCCTTCGAACCACTCAACCCACTCGCCAACGCGAGCCTCAGTGGGAGAGTCACCGTTCTCAAGAAGCTCGGCGGAAGGAGAGTACCTCACCTCGTGGTCTGCCAACGCGTAGGAGCCCGCGTCCTCTTTTTGATAAAGTTTCCCGAGGGACTCTTCTCCGGATAGCTTCCTCTCGAAGGACTTCCGCATCAACGGGACGGGGAGGGAGTCGTCATTCCTCCCTGCCTCACTCACCCACTCGGGGAGAAGCCCTACCTTTTGGTCGGCGTAAATAGTGTCGTCTTTCGCGGTGCGGTTGTGCTCTCCGTGAGGGCCATAGTTCACCCACGAGTTCTGCCCCCGCGTCTCGGAAGTCATCGCTCTTCGGGCTAGGGGGGAGTACATGGATGCGTGCGCTCTCCATGCGTTCTCCTCGCCAGCCGCTCGGAAACCAACTCCCTCTTTCGCGTGGCCGAAGTAATCGTGCACTGCCCGGAAAACGTCGTTCGCGAGCATAGGTGTCCCGTTGATGTCGCGATATTTAGTCTCGCGGACCATTGGGTTGTCGGAGGGGTCGAGCACCGTGTCAGGCCCATACCCATCTTTGGTGCCGAAGATATAAAGGTGGTTGTTGTCTCGGACGTCTTCGATTGCTCTGCGGGGGTCCCCGCCATAAGCGTCGCCCTTAGACATATCCATGATTTCAATATGGACCCCCGCCTCCAGCATCGCTTCATACTGAGCGAGTGTTTCCTCAATCAAAGCGTCATAAGCTGCTTTCACTTCGGGGTCGTTGGGACGGTGCTCCATCTCTCCGTAGAGACGAGCAATCTCCTCTGCCCATGACACGTTGACTTCAGCATAGTGGGCGGGAGGGTCGTAGGGCATCCCCGCTTTCTGCATATAAGCCTCTGCCACCGCTGCCACTTCAGGGTTGTGGGCAGCTCCCCGTATGCGAGGGAGTCCCACCAAAGACCCATCCGCTTGCCTTTCCCCTGAGGTCTTCACTCCTCGGTTTCGAGTGTCCCACTTAGTTCTGGTGTCAGGGGTATTTATGGCGAAACTTGCCAAGGTCTCTTGGCTGTCTGAGGCTGCGTACCCCTTGAAGTTTCCAGAGTCCCAAATCTGGTGAACGTACTTGAAGTGGCGTTTTAGCTCTGCGACCAGCTCTGCTTCGTGGACTTGATTCGCTTTCATCCCCGTCAGAACGGTCTCCGCTTTCTCTTGCATATCTTTCTCTGAGAAAGTCTGACGCTTGAATGAATCCTTCGCAGCTTCGTGAGCCTTCCACTCCGCATCTTCAGTCACTACTTTCTCTTGGAAAATGGCAATCCCGTCTTCTTTCGTCAGCTCCTTAGTCCTTGCGATATGCGCTCTTCTGTCCGGGCTTATGAATTGGAAGGTCATCGCTTCGTGGACGATGTCAAACTTCTCACCCTTATTGTCCCAGTACCGAACAGGGGTCCCGTCCGGTTCGGTCCAAGCCACTTCGCCCGCGCGCTGGTAAGGGTAGAAGCCTAGAGCTCCGTGCTCGAATCGAGCCCCTTCCACCCTAGAGATTGCGTTGAAAGTATCTTTCATTCCTAAGTTTGGGTCTAGGGAAATGGACTTAATCTTCCCGCCAGACAGAGAACTCAGGCTCTTCGCCTGCGTACCTTGGGATGCCCCTATGTCGAGGAAAGTCGCTCCGTCGCCAAAAGTCTCGAGGAGCCCCAGACCTATCGCGTATTGGAAGTCACGGTACCCCGGAATCGACTGGGCGATGTGGTCATCGAAATGTCCTGCATGTCTCAGGTACTCTTGGTGGTACCGTCCGAACCGAGTCTCGGGGTCACTAATCGTTTCCGCGAGCTCGGAAATCTGAGGCAAGAACTTAACCTCATCCGGGCGACCGTGCTCACCTCGCGCCACTCCCTCGAAGAACCCCATCGTCGCTTCGCCCGTGGACTCATAGCTAGGTTCGAACGTCACCACGTCAGGAGTGCCAAGAGATTCAGAGTCCCACCCAGAGGGTGCCAGTTCTGAGTCGAAAGCCTCTCGGGACGATTCTACGAAACCTCCCTTCTTGATTTTCTCACGGAGGGCTTCTACCTCAAATCCTGTGAACTTGGTAGCGCCGTGCGCTCTTGCGTGAGCGAGTGCGTCCTCCAGCACCGAGGTCGACTCCGCCTCCGGGTGCTTGAACAATCCCACCACTTCGCCTTCGGCGTCAATCGCAAATCCTGAGCGCTGGTCTTCGGACACGAAGAGACGGGCCCCCTTGAGGGCCGAAGAGGACATCCGGTCAGCAAACACTGCGCGGTCCCCTTGTGCATCGAGGGCTTCGTTCTGAAGTTTAGCGAACCTTTTCCTTGCCCGGTCGGTGTCGTCCATCTGTCGGAGTCTTCGAGGGTTAGGGTCTCTCTGGGTGAGAGCGCCCTTCGGGACCGGGCTTCTGCCCGTCATGGGGCCGAGCACGCGGAGGAAGTTACCCCCTCTGGTGAGCGCCTCTTCTGGAGAAATCCCCGATGAGCGAGCCTTCTCCATCACGTAAGCCGAGACAACCCTCCCCATTACTTTTGCTTCGGCCTTAGAATATCTGCCTGACGTCAACAAATCTGAGGTCACTCTCGCAGTGACTTCTTGGACTTCCTTCGCTAACTGGGCGCTTTCCTTACTGGTTTTCACCAGCTCTTCCATCGCCTCACCAAGGTTCCTCGCCTCACGGTAAGGAGAGATGCCGCCCTCGTCGGTAGTGAACGCTTGGCTTAGTTTCTTCGCATGGGCAGAGGGGGCGATTTGAGTAACGAACTCTGTTCCTGTAAACGAGAGGTCCGTCCCCTCGTCTTGCGTCCTCTCAATCCTTTCTTGCAAATCTCTCAAGAGAGGGTCAGCCTCTATCTCCTCTCGAGACCTCGCTTGGAGATACTCGGTCGCTGCTTCTCTGTCGAGCATGATTGTGATGTCGTCTCCTCCGAGGGACTTCACTGTCTGCCTGAACGCAGTGGGCGAGCGTCGGGCCATCTTCGACTTCTCTGCCGCATTCATGAGCTCTCGGACCCTAGGGTCTCGGGCGGGGAGGCCCTCCGCCGGAGCGGCTTGGGCCTCTGAGGTTTCAGGACCCTGACCCGCGGGAGCCTCCGCCTCCGCATCCTCCCCTTTCAGCACTAGGAGGTCGCGGGCTTTCCCGGCCCCTGCGCCCGCGAGAGCGAAGCTTCCATCAGAGATTGTGGACGCCACAAGAGCAATCAACTGCTTGTCGAGCTGGTGGTGTGCCCACCCCGCGATGTCTCCCTCAGACATCATTCGGTGAGCCTCTTGGTCTATCTCGTTCCACGTGTCGTTGAGTCCTAGCAAGAGGGCGTCGACCTGCATCCCTATCCCGCTCGATAGCAGAAAGGACGCTAAGTGGTCCTTGAGCCGGTCTCTTACCGTCTGAGAGGCCAGAGGAACGGAGCCTTTCGCCACGTTCGCTATCCCCTTTTTCATGATAAAACCGCCCGCTCTTCCTCCGATAGCTTCACCTACCACAGTGGCTGCCCGTCCTGTGGCTCTCTGGTAGGCTTGTCTCCCGGGCGCTCCCCTAAAGACCCTTGCGAACGCACCGAAAGGAATGAGGCTCGTCGCACCGTCGATAGTTGCCGCGGTTCTTGCGTACGAGTCCGCCCGCTCTATCGCTACGTCCTCGCTGTATCCCTGCTCAATATAGGTACTCAGTCCTCTGCCGAAATGGTCGGCATAGGAGTTGTGGTAGGTGATTGAAGTCCCTAGTGCAGTTCCCACGAAGGGGAGTAGAGAAGCGGCCATCGCGGGGCCCTCGGTTGCCAGCCCCGCGATGCCCATCCTCACCCCCTGCTGAAACACGTTCAGATTCAAAGGAGTAACGTTCTCTATCTTCTCGTCGGCTTCCTGCCACTTCTCTGAGTATAGCTTGAGGGCATCTCTTCGCAGTCTCTCGAACTCCTCAGGGGTTTTCGGGTAGAGGCTGTCGTCGTCCGGGTCCTTCCCTAGCTCCGTCAGCAAGTCACTAATTATCAAGTCTTGCGTAATAAGCCCCAATTGAACGTCCGACCCCACACTCCCCGTCAGAGGATTCTCATTGCCCTCTCGTGTCAGGAACTCGTGGTCTCTCCACATCGTGAGTCGCTGTCCAAGGTCCCTCTGCTCGAACATCAGTTGAGTCTCTCGGCCCAGACCTCTGAACGTCTTGCCAATGGAATCTAGGAGACCATACTCCCCGAACGACGGCACACCTATATCCGGGTTATTCGCAAGAAGTTCGGCCGTTCGCGGATGATTCACCGCAAGAGAGTGAGCCGCGTGAATCTCATCCTCGGACGCCGCTTCAAACTGACGAGCCAGCGCCGGGTCTCTTTCAAAAGCATCCGGGGAGACGCCTGTCCTTTGACTGAGCTCGAGAAGCTTCGAATACTCATCGACGTCTTTCCGTGAAGCCGCAAGCGCCATCCCCTCGAGCCCGCCTACGAGCTCTTTCTCGATGGCCTCTCGCCCAGTCTCGGTCGCAGGAACTTCCACCGCCGCGCTCTCGGGCAGAGGGGATTCGACGGTCTGGACTTCCTCTAGTTCTAGCCCCTCTCGTGATTCAGGTTCTTCTCTGTCAAAGAGGTCCCAGTTCACTCCCGTAGTGTCTTGGTTTTCAAACATATCGCCTACTCAGGTAATTGGTCTAAAGTTAGATATAGCAACTGCAAGTTTCTCGGAGACACTACTAGACCTCGGTCTCGGAGCATCTGGGCCAGACCCCGATACAGCCTGCTGTTAGGGTCGTTCAACCTCTCAGCTTGCTCTCCCCCTCTCACCGAGACGGACAGAATTGTTCGGCTGTTCACAGGGAGGTCGTTTGCGCGTAGCCACTCTGTGTTGTTTTTAACTTCTTCGGGTGATAGCTGGCCCACGTTGTACTCCCGTGGCCCTCCTAACCCAAACCACGTTCTGCCTCCGAGGGTCTGGCGAGCAGTCACGTCGTCCACTATCTGCATATACTCTTGTGAAGAAAGTCTCTTGTTAGGCTTAGCCATCGCCGCCGCTCGAGTCTCTTCTTGAATTATTCGGTGCAACTCTGAAGCCTTCTCTTTAGTCGTCCTACTCCAGTTCGACGAGGGACCCAGAACCGTCTCCACCCGTTGTTGAGTGTACCGTGCGTTCGAAACACTGATTCCGGGTTCCACCACGAAACCTTCCGGCTCTTGGGAGGAGCCCGGGAGGAGCCCCTTGTCGGATAGAATTTTCCTGCGGAGGTCCATGATTTTCTTCCGCTCAGGAATCGCTAAGGTTCGAGTCAGCTCGTCGACGCTGATGTCCACCAGAGCGTCGCCCATAGCTAGGTACCGGTTGTATTCCGTCCAGTCAGTCGAAGTGACTTTTCGGGTACGGACGTCCTGCTTCTGTGACTCGGTGAGAGAGTCCCATTGTTCCGGGAAGTTTGTAATGAATTCGCCCAGAGAAGCGTCAGGGTCTTCCCTGAAATACTGTTCCGCAATCTCAAATGATTCTGCGGATTTCTCTTCTCTCGCATTCTTGTAGGCGGAGTATAGACGGAGAACTTCAGGCGTCACTCTGGCAGCTAGGTCTTTGTCCCTCATCCCTACGATATAGTCGAGGATTTCCCCTTGGCTGTCGAACCTTTGCACTAGCTGGTGGGCGAGAGCGGTCGCGTTCGCGCTTTGAACAATTTCCTCTTCTCGCTTCTTAGCTTGGGCAAGTTCTCGGAGGACTCTCTCCCGTGTGTCCTTGTCCTGAATCTTATCGCCGTGCTTGTCGAAAATTTCCTTTGCGGGACCGTACCCTTGATTCAGGGCTCCGGTGATTGCGTTTGAGTAGAACCGAGAGTCGTAAGCCCTTAGCTGGCGCTTGACCTCCTCTGGGTCGTCCACCCCCTGCTCCTCAAGCAAAGCTACTAGCTGCCCTCTCCCTGCGAGGAAGTTCTCGTGGCCAGTCTGCTCGTCAAGGAGATTATGGTTGTGATAGGCCCACGTAGTCTGGTTGTCCACCAACGCCTTAGTGGCTGTCTCTCTCCAGACTCTGAGACCTTTGATGCCGTGAGTGTCCACGCGCGTAAAGTGGTCAAGATTCTTTTTCGCGATGGCTCTCTCATACGCTTTCCTCGCAGGACCCGACAGTTCTCTTCCGTACGCCTGCTGTATCCCGGCGATTCTCTCTTTCGTGACCTCCGCGTTCTGATACGCGGCCTCGCCCTGCGAATGGTAGTACCCAGTCTCTGGGTTAAAAAGGAGCTCTCTTACCGCCGCGTCTGCGTTCGCGAGGGCAGTCTCCGCGCTCGCCTCTTGGGCCATTCGGGCGATGTCAGTTCCTGCCTTCACGATTGACGATGCCGCAGAAGTTATCTCTTGCGCACCCACGTTAGGGGTCTGTATTTGCTGAGCTCTCGCTACTTCCGGGGATACCGTATGTCGCTGGACTCTAAGAACCATGACTCTTCCTCTCTAAAATAAAGAAGCAACCCCAGTTGCCGCCCCTAGCCCCGAAGAGATTCCGCCCGTAACACCTCTCAATCGCGCGAGTCTCGCGTTATTCCGTCCCGTCAACAAAGTGTTCCTCGCTGACATCTGGAGGGCTTCCGATTGGTCAAGGTAATTCTGTCGAATCATAAGGGCATCTGCTTGCCCTGCGGCAAATTGGTCCTCTTGCAGAGATAGTCCTGTCCCGAAATTGACATCAAAACCCGACCCCGCGAGCTGCGCCCTCTGCGCCGAGATTCGCTCATGGAGTTCCGCTCGGAACTTATTCTCTTCAAAGACTCCTTTGTTCTCTACCTTGCGTGCCTCAATCTCTTGGAGCCTTGCGTTATACCGCGCGGTGGCGTTTTCCGCTTTCGCTTGTTGCTCTCCCATGTAGACGTTGAGTCCCATCATCGCGACTCCGGCCGTCACCCCTGCTGCTATAGGTCCGCACATGACTATCCTCTCTTCTTCCAGAATCTGCAAAACTCTTGGCCTTCGGGCCCGAGCGGCGCCGGGTCTTCTACTGTGAACCCTAGCCACTTCAGCCACCGGATGCTGGCTCTACTCTCCGCGTACACCCAGTTCTCTACCTCGCGGTACTCTTCAACGATAGTATAGACTATCTTCTTGGATTCGGACAATAGGAGCCTTGTGTGTTTGTGCAACTCGGTGCCACCGAGCATCCACGGCGAGTTCTTAGTAGTCAGGAGGGAGCCCGTTCTTGTGACGCCGAACACGGCGCACGGGACTCCCCCTACTTCCGCCACCACACAAATCTCTGCTCTCCCTGCGAAATCATGAAGATGTTCTGGGGTCCACCCGCCCGCTGCTAACTCCTCTCGGTCCCCCTGCCTCATCGTGTCCGCGATGAACTGAAGGTTCTGTCGAGTAGGTACTACGTATCTAAGCATCGACATCAAACTCCACTGCTAAGATTTCACAACTTCCGCTCCCTCGGTGCTCAATAGCGACTGTCCCCTGTTCATCCCAATTCCCGATGACTTCGGTTTCAAGGAGCCCTGTGAAGCCGTACGGCCCTCCGTACTCATCCGCCACGAGACGGTCGCCTATCTCCCACAGAGACTCTCCCGGCACCGCAACCTCATCCTCATTCGCCACCGAGTTCCATTCCATTAGCTGCGTCTGCGCTCCAGTGCCGTGAGGGTTCAGTTTCAACTGCCCCACCCACAGGGGGCCGGTGGTGTCCTTCACCCACAGAGATACTCTGTTCACTGACTTCATCGCGCGATGGGGAGTCTCCGCGCCTACGACAGGCAGGAGCTCTGCCCTCGACGAGAACTTCAGCCCCACCCGGCTGGTGTGTGGGTCGAACTTCATGTCCGCGGTCGGGTCTTCGTCGAGAAGCTCTTCCACGAAGGAGCCTCCTCCAAAATACAGGTACTTGGTATTCCCTGTCTCCTCTGCTCCCGTCAAGGGAACTTCTGTCCCGTCGCTAGTGATACCCACGAAAATGCCCGTAGTAGGTCTCATGAACTCTACTACGTCACCCCAACCCGCTCCCCCAAGGGCGACGTACTTGCTTTCTATCTCCTGCAAGACATCCCACCACTGTTCCCCTCCTTCTAGCTTCGCTCTTCTTCTCACGTTAGTGCCCGAAAGCACGGCACAGAAGTCAAGAGTGTCCGAGTTCTCGGGCGAAAATTCCTCGAGCACAGTCCAATTCTTCTCTTCGACTCCCCCGCTCTCGGGGAAATCTGGCGCTGCCTGATGCTCTAGCCACGTCTGCTGGTGCCGTCGGAGGGTCACGTTCATTGACAAAACCACCCGGTCTCCCTGTGGAGAAGGGAGCACCGTGACGCCTCGGATTTCCCTCCCCATGGTTAGGACGAATCTGTCGTTCCGCCCCACCCCCGCCACGGTAGATTCGTACAGCTTATAAGCGACTACTTGAGTTGCCCCGAAGGAGATTCTTGACCACGCATTTACTCCTTGCTCCCTGTCATATGACATGGCGTAAAGGTGTCTCGGGTTTACGTTGATGTTTTGTGAGGGCTTCCTGTCCGCCACCAGAGCCCACACCACAGGGGTAGGGTTCTCCGAGTATGCGAGCTGAAGCACCTCCTTGTCCTCGAATAAGTGGGGGCAGAGGATGGTGATGTCAGAGTTCTCGCCTTGGGGATTACTGGGGGCGAAGAGGTCCCGTATCCTCGAAGCCCCCGCCTGAGAGTAGAGCACGGAAGAGCCTGCATGAACCGGCTTCACGCCGTCCGCTCCGAAAGAACTTATCTTCCGGACAGTAGTTGTCTCCGGGGTAAACTTCTCGGACTCGCCTTCTGTTGACCTCCAAATCCCGCCCGCACTCAAGATGATTAAAGTATCAGTAGATTCGAGGTGCTGGACTCTATCGAACTTTGACGCCGAGATTCCTAGCCTGAACGCATCCGATGCTCCGGGTGGTCGTCGGTGAGTCACATCAGTAAACGACCCAGTCGCAGTGGCCGTTAGCGCCAGTGGACTGTCTGAGTCCCCTCCGTACACCAAACGCTGTTGGTAGAACGCAACCGCTCTTGGGTTCTTCGGTGAGAAGAAGTCTCGTGGCGGAGTATCGGAAGTCACCCCTGCTAAGTTGAAATCAGTGAACGAGTTCGATACTGCATCACCTATCCAGCCATAAGTTCCAGAACCGAACGGGGTCTCTTTGTATACCCTATAGTGTGAAATCTCGCCGTCGTTCTTAGGGTCTTCCTGAAGAACCCACGACAGTCGCACGCCGTACGCAGAGTCCAGCGCTTTCGAGCTGACGTCAACGGGTGCGGAGGGGTACGTCTCTTCTCCGTCAATCACTGACGTCACTACGTAACTGTTCGTTACATCCTTTTCGCTGGTGGGAGAACCTACCGTCGCCCCTCCCCCTCTCATGAAACCTTTGTCGCCAAAATCTGGGTAGGGGAGGCTGCCGAAGGGGTCTGACTCCCCAGTCAGGATTACCTCGTACTCCACCCCGCGGTAGAGAGGAGCGCCTGTGTACTCGTCAGAGGCTGAAGCCTCCAGAAGGACGGGGTCCTTCCTCACCTTCACACTCGCCTCGTCGTTGGGGCCCCAGAACCCCCACACAGTCACTGAGTCCCCGTTCTTAAACGCAGGTCTCGGGGATGAAGTGGGCCTTGAAAAAGTAACTTCCAATCTCGCCGCGTATTGGCTCGTGCCCCCCGGTGGCGCCCCCAAGTTAGTTCTCCCGAGGTACTTTACGTTCTCGGCGCTGCCTGTCCTTAGTGTAGGAGGTTTGTTTAGTGGCTCGAACTTTGCTCTCTCAATCTCGAATGTAAGAGGGCTCGTTGAGATTCTTTTAATAAAAGTAGGGGGAGCCTTCCCTGTCGTGACCACCATCACGTCTGCGTTCTGCGCGAAGTCAATGTCTCGGATATTGAGACCCGAGGCGCCTAACCCACTCTCTCCTACAATCGTAGCCAGTTCCCCCGAGACGGTTGAAATCTCTATCGTCCCATTAGAGTAGACGCCTACAATATAGTTTTCGTTTTCGTTAAAAATGAAAGGAAGAATGATGTCGAAGTTCGCTGAACGGAACCCGCCGAGGACTCGCGTCCCTTGTCTCTTCCGGAGTCCGCCTTGAGGCTTCACTATGTAGTTAGAAAGATGTCTCGCCCCGGAGTGATATTGGTCTAGTTCCGGACGGTGGTGGAGGGAAGGGTCTAGCTCTCCGCTCGTGAAGTTATTTCTGATGACATCAGGCATTGGCTACCTCCTAGCAAGGACACTTTTACTCTCCCGTCTAGGCTGGCGCCTGTCAGTAGAGTCGATAGAATGTGCAGCTGCAAGTGCACGCTCATACCACTCCATCTGCTCTTTCTGGAATCTGGCTCCCGCAGCGGCCCCCGCCAAGGGCACCGATAGGTTTGCCGCGAGGAGGTGGGATAGCGCGATTACTATGCCGTGAGGCAATACGCTCTCCTCAACATCCATGGTCACGCGCGCTATTGGAGCTGGTATGTTCGTCACTAGGTCTGTCGCTTTCTTGTCGATATTATATCTCAACTCGAAAGGCAGGCCTAGCTCCCCTTCATAGGGGCCACATCCCTTCTCGTGCACCGACCATACTCGGAGGTAGCCCTCGGGCAGCACGAACGCGCCGGCCCATCCTTCCGGAGTCTCAGAGCGAGAAGCTAAAGCCACATACGTCGTGGCAAAACTCCATGCGCCTTCGGAAAGGAGAGATTTTTTGCAGACGTAATAATACCGTTCGCAATACTCCCTCACCGCGGTTCGCTCTATTTCCGACTGGACTACGCCCGCGCGCAAGTGGCCGAGGGCAAGGTTCCATATCTCGACCTTGTTCATTACAGCTGGACCGTACGCCCTGAGGTCGCGAGGTCTTGGGTCTCGTCTTCACCGCCCATAAAATCCACGCCACCTTTCGCCTCGGCCTTCGTGGCCTCCGAGGCTTTCGCTGTGCCCGACTTTGCGCCAGATGCGGCATTCGATTTGGGCTTGGGTTTCGATTTGGGCTTGGGTTTCGAGACCACCTCAGCTAGGTGTTCGGGGATTTTTTTGTATTTCTTCTCCCGTACGAACTCGTACCCTTCCTCTCGCATCGCGCCATCAATGAATGCTACGTGTCCCGGCTTAATTACATATCGTGCCATTTCTCGTCACTCCTTATTTCGACAAACTCAAGGGGGCGCTAGGCCCCCTCTCATTAGAAACCAGAACCGTTAGTCTGGCGACCGCCCACAATCCCTGCGGTAATTTTACCGGCGCCGGGGGATTCATAGGTTAGCCCTAGGTACTCACCGGTGATGCCTTCTGGCAGGAAAGCTAGGGTGCTTCGGTAGCCAGCTACGAGGCTATCCGCCGGGATTGATACGGAGGCCACTACTGTGCCCAACGCATCGGTATCACCCGTCTCCACATTCACTACCAGAGCTCCGGTGCCCGCGAAGTCTTCCACCACTTGAATCAGGAGTGGGACTGGATTCCCCTTCCCAATGTCACCAATGAAAGGTGCGGCAGATAGCTCCGGCTGGCCTCGCTTCACGAGTCGCATGACGTTCGTGGAGGTTGCCGCGCCCGAGGCTAGTTCTTGCGCATCACTGAAAATAGATTCTTGTGAAAGTATCATCGTTTCTCTCCTTCAGAGAAGTGAAGAGACGCGGCCTATGCCACGTCCTCTTCAGTGTTAATTAGCGCATCCGTCTCGCGCAGCGGGATGCCGCGGTACGACAAGATTTCCTCACCTTCGACTTCTCTTCGGGTTAGGCGCACGAAGTTGTCGGAAGAACCAGAGTTAGTGGCCAGCGCGTCGAGCGCCTCCAGCATGTCTCGGTTCAGGTAAATCGCGATGTTGCCATCCTTGTTCCGACGATTCTGCAAGCGGTAGTAAGCTTGGCGCATCAGGCCGTAGAGGTCCACCGTGCCCGCCTTGACGTCGTCGATGTCGATGTTGGCGATACGCGCGTTATAGCGCCAGTCGCGAACCGACAGACCGATGTGCTGGCGGAAGGTTTCTTCATAGGCGTAGTACGCGTTGCCATCTTCGTCAACCACCCGCTGCTTGCCGTGGTCCTCACGAATCAGGCCAGCTCGCGTGCCCTTCGGGTAAATCAGACTGGTCTGATTGTCACCCCAAGTTACGAACCAGATGGAAGAGTTGGTGTCGTTAGTGCCACCGGCGTCGATAATTTGACTGCCGTTTGGGGCGGTCTTGTCAGAGAATCGAGGCGCCAAACCCATGAACTGGTCTGGAGTTTCGATGTCGTTGCCGTAGAAAACCTTGCTGCTGAGCTCTTGGCTCATGGATTGCAAGAATCCTTCCGCTTCCGAAAGTCGGAGCTGAGGACCTTTGCCGTCCGACAGCTCGTCAATCAGACGCGCGTCTACAGTAGAACGGCCTTCACAGAAACCTGTGGTGTCCGTTACTTGCGCTCGGCTTGACTTGCTGTTAGGGATACCTTTGTACAGGCGGCCCCATGCAACTTCAGGCAATCCGGTTCGCACCGTGGTTAAGTGTTGCTTCCCTTGGTTACATTCGACCCATAAGGCGTCGCTCAGTTCAGGAGCTTCTTTGGCGAGCATCTCCATGATGGCTTGCCACTCGCCGCCCCCGTCAGTCGACTTGTACAGGTCTAGTAAGTCTGGGAATCTATGTCCAATTATGGCCATGTTTTCTCTCCGTCTATAGCTCTCTCGAACTACTTAGTTGTTTTCCCGTACAGGAGTTCTGCTCGGGATTCCTCGCGGCCCCCGCCGGATGCGCCGGCTCCGGGGCCTTGGTCCTCTCGTACTAGGGGCGAGAGTTTTACGAACAGTCGAATCATCTCGGGGTGGTTGCCCAGTCCCGTGTTATCCAACAGTTCGCGAAGCTCCGGTGTTGCTAGAGCCTTTACTGCCTGTTCGGCGGCTACTAAGTTCTTTTCGAACTTATCTCCACCAAATTCTTTATCTTTCTTGGCTTCTTCTGCCCAAGATGCTACTCGCTCCTCGTGTGCTTTTGCCTGCTCGGAGGCGAATCTCTCGAGACGAGATGCTTCGAGGTCTACTAACTTCTGGGCGACGTCTTTAGTTAAAGTGGTCCCTGCTTCGTCGAAGACAGAGGTGACTGCCTTCCAGTCTTCTTCTGAAATTTCTAAGTTCTCAGGAAGGCTTAGGTCTTCTAGGACAGCTGCTACTTGCTCGCCGCCATCGCCGCCATCGCCGCCTTCGCCGCCTTCGCCGCCATCGCCGCCTTCGCCGCCTTCGCCGCCTTCGCCGCCGTCAACTTCCTCTTCCTCTTCTTCCTCTTCCTCTTCGAAGAGATAGGGGTCTTCCCAAGTGTTCTCAGAAACTTTCATACCTTTCACCTTTCGCTGCGTTCTCTATTTCATCTCTCTCCTCTTTAAGGGAGAGGATGTATAATTCGAAGCTGTGAGTCTTGGCCGCCTGCTCTAGCATCTGGCCAACTGATTTCCTTCCTCTGGCGAATGTATCACTACGTTCGTCTTTTGTAAACGTCTCCGAATGCGTCCCGCAGACATCCACCAGTGCCCTAAAGAGCTCTCGTCCTAAGGGAGTCATCATTACGTCCCCGAGAATTTCGTTAAGCGGCCTCCTCATTACACTCCCACTCCTGCTGCCTGCATCGCCCTCGAGAGCATACTTCCGTCGGCCCCGCCCACCTCAGTCTCGCTCGCCAGTTTCGCTGCTTGGGCCAAATCTTTCGCGCTCTGCGCCCCCGATTCCGCCATCTCGCGTCTCTGGGCTTCTTCTCTCTGCGCGTCCAATATCGCCTGCACTTCTTCTTCGGGTCGAAGCAACTCTGGGTCCGCCCCTGAAATCTTACCGTACTCTCTGAGCATTGCGGGACCATTTAGATATGGGATTACTGATGGGTCAAACTGCGCGAGCTGTCCCGCGAACCCGACCATTCTTTCGATGTTTCTCAAGCCGACCATCCGTTGTGCTTGGGCGAGTGCCGAGACGTATTCTACTTGAAGCTCCTGCCCCAACATCTCCTCAGGCGCCTCCGGGAACACACCCTGAGACTGGAGGATTTCGAAGCTCCGAGAAATCAATGGGTCCAGAAGTTCGTTGTGGACTCTCTCGAGTACCGGGCCTATCTGAAGTAACTTCTCCTCGTGCCTCTCAATCACCTCTCGTGCGGTAACCCCTGAGCGCTCCCCTATCGCGTCCATCGCCCGGAATAGGTCAACGTAGAACGCCTCTCTGATTCGGAACTCCGCCCTCGCTACGGAATTCTCCATATGTTGCAGGGACGGGTTGTAGTTAGGCATCAGAGGCTTCAGTTCTTCGTTGGGGTTCTCTGAGTAATAAGTCCTTCCGGGCTCAGGAGACCCATCCCCTAGCAGGCGCCTCAGGGATGACGAAGCAATGTAGCTGGGGTCAGCAAGCCTGTCGGTTGCCGTCAAGATGTCTCGTTCAGCTACCTGTAGTCCTTTGGCGTCCCCCAAGGCGGTGAGGCCCGGGGAGTTAGTGCCATATAGGTCCCCCGGGGAGAGTTCCCACCGGGGTGTCAAGAACGGAAACGTTCTGTATCCAGATACCCTCAGGGCGCCGTCTGCCTTCGAAGCCCCGGCCACCCAAGTCACCGCGCGGTATGGTAAGTCCCATGCAAAGGGGCTCTCTTCATTTCTGTCGTCGTTTGGCTCAACGAGGTAGATGACCTCGACCATGTCGTTCTCGCCGCCGTTCTTCCAGAGGTTACGTACTATCTCCGGGCAATTCTCTAGCCCGTAGTCCTTCACTATAGACGCTACCGTCTTCTTCCTCCGGACACTAAACGCATCAGGCAGCTCTCGCCTCCCTTCCCCCAGCGCGTA